AGCTGATGCAGCACAAGGCGCTCAAAATATATCGCAAGAAGATCTTGCGTTGCCTTTCTTAAAAATTTTGGGCCAACTATCACCAGAAGTAAACAAGCGTGATGGTAAATATGTCGAGGGTGCAGAACCTGGCAAAATAATAAACACTGTAACTAATGAATTGTATGACACATTAAATGTTGTACCAGCTCATTACAAAAGACAGTACATTGAATGGCAAGACAGAGGTACCAGTACAGGTGCACCTGTTGCAATTCACGATGCAGATAGTGATATTGTAAGTCAGACGACTAGAGGTAAGGATTATAAAGACAGATTACCAAACGGTAATTATCTTGATAATACTGCTAGTCATTTTGTATTGACTCTTGGAGATAACCCACAAACAGCTTTAATTTCTATGAAGTCTACTCAACTTAAAGTTAGTAGAAAATGGAACTCAATGATGATGGGTATCAAGATGCAAGGTAAAAACGGTTTATTTACACCGCCTACTTATAGCCACATTTATAAACTATCAACCGTTCAGATGTCTAATGACAAAGGAACATGGTTTGGTTGGGATGTAGCTAAGGTTGGTCCTGTAACAGACAAAGCTGTATATGATATGGCTAAAGCTTTTGCAGAATCAGTGGGTAAAGGTGAAGTCCAAGCTAAGCACGGATCAGAAGAAACTACAAAAAGTTCTTCTAACTACTAACCAGTATCCTAGGTAGTGGGCGTCTAAGCGAGAGTGGCAACGCCCACTTTTATTTTGTATGATAGAAAGATTTATAAATATATTTGATGGATTAGACCGTGCACATGGTGTCACCGTAGTGGGTGAGTCTAATGGTGATGGTAACAAAGTTAAAGGTAAATCGTTTGTTAAACGAGAACCAGTCACAGATGAGTTGTGGCAAAAACATTTAGATGGTGTTGATAGTTTAGGTATTATACCAATCAATGACGACAACAAATGTAAGTGGGGATGTATCGACATAGATTCTTACGCAGAATTTGATCACAAAAAATTAATTAGTAAGATAAAACAATTCCAATTACCATTAGTAGTATGTAGATCAAAATCTGGTGGTGCTCATGTATTTTTATTTACAGAGGATTATGTATCAGCAGGTTTGATGCAAGATAAGTTAAATGAGATTAGGTCTGTATTGGGTTATGGTGGATCAGAAGTATTTCCTAAACAAAGAGAATTAAAATCAAAAGATGATACAGGAAACTTTTTAAATTTACCATACTTTAATTGTGGTCAGACAACAAGATATGCCTTTATGGAGGATGGCGAAGCTGCTACTGTAGATGCTTTTTTTGAACTCTATGAAAGAAATAAACAACAAGACATTAGCAAGATAGAAATTAAAAGACCAGAGACTCCTTATTCAGATGGACCACCATGTATTGAATTAATGGCAGAAAATAAAATTGGTGAAGGTGGTAGAAATAATGCATTGTTTCATTACGGTGTGTATGCAAAATCTAAATGGCCAGATAATTGGAAATCAAAAGTAATAGTGTTTAATGAAACTGCAATGGAACAGCCACTGTCAGATACAGAAGTAAACATAATTACAAAACAACATGATAAAAAAGAATGGGGTTACAAATGTAGTGATCAACCTATGTGTAGTTTATGCGATAAAAAATTATGTAAGAAAAGAAAATTTGGTATAGGTCAAGAACCAGTGTTTCCGAGCCTAACAGATTTACAAGTAGTTAACCTAGAAGAACCATACTACTACTTGAACGTTGATGGAAATAGATTGTATTTAGATTCAGCAAAACATTTAGCTAATCAACTTTTATTCCAAGAAGAATGTATTAAACAATTAAGAATAAATCCACCAACAGTAAAAGTTGGTGACTGGAAAAAAGTTACAACTGCATTATTAACTAATGCAGAAATTACAGAACCTGCAGAAGGTACAAGTACAAAAGATATTTTAAATAATTACTTAGAAGATTATTGCGTAAACAGGATACAAAAAGACGACTACGAAGACTTACGTAATGGTGGTACTTATACTAAAGATGGCTTTCATCACTTTGTATTTGACAACTTCTTTAACAACTATCTATCGAGAAAACATTGGAGAGTTCCATACCAAAGAACATCACAGATGTTAAAAGATGATCTAAACTGTACAACTAAACGTGTAGGTAAAACAAAACTATCTGTATTTGTTGTAGCTAGATTTGATAAGAAAACAGAAACATATAAACCAAAAACATTTAAAAAGGATAACTACTAATGAAACATGTAATATATGGACCACCAGGTACAGGTAAAACACACACACTGCTAGGACACATAGAAAAATTTTTAGCTAATACACCACCAGATAAGATTGGTTATTTTACATTTAGTAAGAATGCTGCACAAGAAGGTAAACAAAGAGCGGTAGATAAATTTAAACTATCCTATAATGATGTACCATATTTTCAAACTCTACATTCATTTTGTTTTAATCAACTTGGTGTAAATAAAAACCAGGTGATGCAACCAAAGCATTATAAAGAACTATCAGAAAAGATGCAAATAGAGTTGGAAGGTGCAAGACAAGATGAAGACTACGAAGGTATATTCTATTCTCCAGATCCATACATACAGTTAATAAACCTAGCAAGATCAAAAGAAATGGACCCAATAAAATTTTATCATTTGAATAACAATTATAAAATACAATTAAGTAAATTAGAAATTATAGTTGAAGAGTTGGAAAACTATAAAGAACAGAATGGTTTAATTGATTTTCCAGACATGTTGGATAAATTTATAACAAGTGGTGAGGCACCAAAGCTTAGAGTTATGTTTGTCGATGAGGCACAAGATTTAAGTTTAGTACAATGGAAATTGGTTAAGAAGATAGAAGAGAAAGCACAAGACTCATACATAGCAGGTGATGATGACCAAGCAATATACAGATGGAATGGTGCACATGTTAACACATTCATAAATTTGGAAGGTAAAAAAACTGTATTAGATAAATCACAAAGGGTTCCACAAAAACCTTTTGCATGGTTACCAAAAGAACAAGAGGGATCTGTTAGGTACTGCAGTAATCTTCATGAAGTAGATTTTTCAACAGGTAGATGGTTGGTATTGGCACAAGCTAATTACATGTTAGCAGGTATTGGAAACATATTAGATGAAAAAGAATTGTATTGGCAACGAAGACATGCGGTTCCAAAAGTAAAAAACATTTATGAAATTATTCAAAAATGGAATGATCTTAAAAAAGGTGTACCTCTACATTTTAATGATATTAAAAAAATTGTATCAAAAATGACTAAAAACAATTGGGATCCAAAATTATTCAAAACAATAATTAAAGATGGCTTTTATGACATAGATACATTGAAAGAAAAGTATGGTCTTAAAACAGAAGCTGAATGGGATGAAGCATTAGATGAAGTGGGAGATGAAGATATTTATAAGATAAAAAAATTAATTAGATCAGGAGAGAACTTAGATAAGAATCCTAGAATTAGTATTTCTACAATACATGGTGTTAAGGGTAATGAGAGAGAAAATGTAGTTGTAACAACAGACTTGGCTGGTGCAGCGTTTATAGATTATGAAAAAGATCCGGAAGATACACACAGATTATTTTATGTTGCATGCACAAGAACAGAAAAAAACTTATATATAATAGAACCACAAACAAAGAAAGCATACAATCTATGACAAATAAAAAAGATTGGGATGAAGCATTCCCACAAGACAAGCAGATAGGTGGGAGTCACTACAAAGACTTTCACATTCAACCTTGGACATTTATAAGAAAAAACGAACTCAATCCATTTCAAGCAAATGTAATTAAATATGTATGTAGATATTTAAACAAAAATGGTATAGAAGATATAAACAAGATCAAACACTATTGTGATTTAGAAATTGAACACATGAAAGATAAAAAAAAATAATGAAAGAGTATATAGACGTAGGTCTTATAACTGTAATTGTAATAGCAACATGTCTAATAAATTTATAATATGAAATTAGTATTTAAACCACAAACAGAATGGCTACCACCAGAATCTTTTCCTGACTTATCAAAGTATGATGAGATTGCAATTGACTTAGAGACAAAGGACCCAGGATTAAAATCTACAGGGTCTGGTTCTGTGATTGGTAATGGTGCAGTAGTTGGAATAGCAGTTGCTGTAGAAGGTTGGTCTGGATATTATCCTATCGCACATGAGGGTGGTGGTAACATGGATAAGAACATGGTCATAAAATGGTTTACCGAGGTACTAAAAACACCTGCAATTAAGATATTTCACAATGCAATGTACGATGTATGTTGGATTAGGTCTATGGGCCTTAAAATAGAGGGTAGAATAGTAGATACCATGATTGCTGGCTCTCTCGTGGACGAGAATCGCTTTCGTTACGATTTAGGTAGTTTGGGTCGTGATTACGTCGGAATCGGCAAAAATGAGGCTGTATTGAAGGAAACTGCAGCGCATTGGGGCATCGATCACAAGGCAGAGATGTATAAACTACCTGCAATGTATGTTGGTGAGTATGCTGAACAAGATGCAGTGTTAACACTTAAATTATGGCAAGAGATGAAGAAACAAATTGAACATGAGGATGTACAATCTATCTTTGATCTTGAAACAGAATTATTTCCATGTCTAGTTGACATGAGATTTTTGGGTGTACGGGTAGATGTAGATGCAGCACACCAATTAAAAAAAGAATTAGTAACAGAAGAACAGAAATGTTTATTAGAAGTTAAAAAACAAACCGGTGTTGATGTACAAATCTGGGCAGCAAGATCTATAGCTCAAGTATTTGATAAATTAAAATTACCTTACGAGCGAACTTTAAAAACTGAAGCACCAAGCTTTACTAAAAATTGGTTACAGAATCAAACACACCCTGTTGCAAAAGCAATTGCCAATGCAAGAGAGATTAATAAATCACATACAACTTTTATAGATACAATATTAAAACATTCACACAAAGGTCGTATTCATGCAGAGATCAATCAAATTAGATCTGATCAAGGTGGTACAGTAACAGGACGTTTCAGTTACAACAATCCAAACTTACAGCAGATACCAGCACGGAACAAGGAACTTGGACCACGGATCAGGAGTTTGTTTATTCCAGAAGAAGGTTGTACTTGGGGTTGCTTTGACTACTCACAACAAGAGCCACGTTTAGTTACACACTACGCAAGTCTTGATGATCTTTATAAAGTAAATGAAGTTGTTGATGCATACAATGATGAACCTGATACGGACTTTCATAAGATTGTTGCAGACATGGCTAACATACCTAGATCACAAGCTAAGACAATTAATCTTGGTTTGTTTTATGGTATGGGTAAAAATAAATTACAAGCAGAGTTAGGTGTATCAAAAGAAAATGCTGATGATCTATTTAGAACGTACCATGACAAAGTACCGTTCGTTAAAATGTTAATGGAAAGTGTAATGCGTAGAGCCCAGGACAAAGGTAGAGTTAGAACTCTACTTGGACGTAGATGTAGATTTAATTTGTGGGAGCCTAACCAGTTCGGAATACATAAAGCATTAAATCATGTAGATGCGCTCGCGGAACATGGACCAGGGATTAAGAGAGCTTATACATATAAAGCTTTAAATAAACTTATACAAGGATCAGCAGCTGATATGACTAAAAAAGCTATGGTTGATCTATACAAAGAAGGTATCATACCGCATATACAGGTACATGATGAACTTGATATATCGGTTGATGGCAATGCAGATAAAATAAAAGAAATTATGGAAGCTGCAGTAGAACTAGAAGTACCAAACAAGGTGGACTATGAATCTGGACCAAATTGGGGTACAATAAAATGAGGATAAATTATGGCTTACTTGAATGCAAACATACCACCAACTTATGCACAAATAAGAAAGGAGTATCTTTATGATCTTAAAAAACATCAAGGAGAAGTTGAAGACTGCATTGTGTTTGGTCTTAGCGCTCTTACAGGCAGGGCTATATTATTTCATGCTATTATGGAAAACGGTGCAATATTTTATCGCCTGCCAATTAGCGCGTTTATTCAACAGGGATTTGATGCATCCGGAGTGCCCACAAAAAGACTTGATGAACTACAGCTCTGGAATTGTTTTTCTTATTATCCTTCTGTTCATCGTTGGGATATATTAGACGGACAAGCCGGTAAGTATATCGGAAAAGATAAGAAATGGCACCCAGGAAAATATTTATTTACAGTTGACTTTGCACATCCAGAGTCTAATATACTTGACACTGATCATTCAGAGATTCCGCACGAACACAAGTGCGCTCACATAATTGCATTAGATGATGGTAATTATGCAGCACAACCTAACAATCGATGTATATGGGACATACCTTCTTTTACTGTAAAAGATGATATTCCTGATTGGAAAGTGCAGACTTCTGAATGGAATGTAGAAGATAGTAGGGCTTGGCGTACAGAAGATACCGACAAGTTCTTCTATGAAATCGAGGAGAAAAAAAATGATTGATAAAATGAAAAGTAAAGCTATGCATTACTGGTCAGACCACAAGATTGAATGTCTTGTAGTTGCTATTTTAGTTGTAGCTTACATAGTTAAGTAATTATTATGGAAATAGCCAGGATGAACTATTATTTTACAGGTTTGTTAATTGTTATGATGGTACTCCTGGCTCTCTGTGGAGGACCAGGTGTTTAAGCAAAAGACAGCATTGTTTTTTCACAAGTTATCACTAGCGTGGTTATCTTGTATGATCTTTATGGTACAAGGTAATTTATTACAATTGACAGCAAAGCATGCATTGATCGCCACAAGAACGGGTGTAATTACTGGTTCATTAGTTGTACTAATGTCTTTTATACCCTGGAAGTTTCATTTTAAATTACCTATACTTATGTTTATAGGTTGTTTTACTGCAGATATATTATCGCATTTAACACACTTTGGACAATAT